CGCCGCGCGCCGGAACGTCTCTTTTGTGAAGTACGCACCGTCGTCGGGCACCGGATTCTGCTGATAGAGCGCTGACCAGAACCGTGGGCTGATCGTGCGCTTGATCTGGTTGAGTTTGGCGAGGTCGTAGCGCTCCGGGTGCAGGGCTTCGCCCTTATTCCTCAGTAGTGTGCTGTTCGGAGGCTGGACGCCACGGACGATCAGGTCAGTTTCGTGATCGAGGTACTCATCTTCCTCTGCGATGGCAGGGTACTTCACCACCACGAACTGGTCCGCGTCTGGATCTTTCATGGCTGTTTGCAGCTGGCCAGCCAGATCCGAGTCATGCCACCAAGTTTGTACCAAAAGTACGCCGCCGCCAGGGGCCAGACGGGTGTAGGCAGTGGAGCCATACCAGTCCATGAGCTTTTCGCGGGTATCGGCACTGTCAGCTTCCTCAGCATTCTTCAGCGGGTCATCTATGACCAGCAGGTGAGCGCCTTTCCCAGTAATACCACCACCCACACCGGCAGCAACATATCCACCACGGTGGTCCCGATCGATATTACGGTCCAAAACCCACTCTTCGGCGCTCTGGTTGTTCGGATCAAGGCGGATATCAAACACTGGGTGGTAAACCGGGTCTTGCAGCAACTCCTTGACTTTTTTGCTGAAGGTCATTGCCAGGCTGACGTTGTATGAGCAGGCAATAATTTCGTGGTGTGGGTTGCGCCCGAGGTGCCAAGCGGGGAATGAGCGGGAACACAGCTCAGACTTTCCGCTTCGCGGGGGCATCAGCAGCATCAAGCGAGGGCTGAGCCCCTTGGCCACGTCTTCGCTGAACTTTTCCAGCCGTCTGCAGATGTCCTTATGAACCCAGCCTGCCTGATAGCGTGTATTGACACGTTGTACGAAGGGTAGCAACCGTCGGCGCGAGAGCATGCGCGACGCCAGCTCAATCTTGGCTTCTGTAGGAGCGCTCATGCCTGGGCTGCCAGGTTTGCACAACGTGTCGCCTGGCGCTTGGCGATCGTCTCAGGTGACAGTTTCTTTCCGGTTAGAGCTGCTGACAGAGCGGCGCGGTGTGCTGCGGGACGCTCGCGGCCTTTAGCCGATGCGGACATCTTCGCCCGGGTCTCGGGAGATGCTTTTTTGCCGATGTTGGCTGCTGCGACCTTTGCTCGGGTCTCTGCAGACCGGGTCATGCCAGTCAGCTTGGAGGATATGCGTTGGCCGAACTCAGCCGTGCGCTTCTTGCCTGTGTTGCCAGCACGAGTCTTGGCAATCGCTTCGGGCGTCATGATCTGGGAGGCGCGTTTCTCCCGGATCAGCGCCTTGGTGGGCTCCGAGTGCGTCTGGCCCACCTTCGCGGCAGAAATTCGGGCTCTGTGCTCCGGCGAACGTGGCACGCCCCGGCGGGTACCAGCTGCCGGGCAGATGTTGAACCATGTCTCGGCCGCACCAGTCGTGTCTATCCAGTGCTGCTCACGCTCGATGATGCACGTCAGGTCCTCCAGCCGCTCCAAAACAGTGAAGGTGAACGAGACTTCACCGTGCTTGCGCCACGCCTTCTGCAGGTGTGGGTTGCAGTGACGCCCGCCACGAAGCTCGGCCTTGTGTTCGCTAAGTCGACGTCGCCAGTTGTTGGTGCTACCAACATAGACCTTGCCCGAAGGGGTATGCCGGATTTCATAGATGACTGGGTCGCTCATGACAGCAACCCCGGCATAGCTGCGCTGGCCCCCTGACTGATGATCTTGAGGAGTTCTGCGTCGGACATTGAGTTCAGCTTGTCAATGATCACGTTTCCAGTGACATCTACCTTCACCTTGTGCTCCACCGGCGCGAAGTACCCGCACAACTGGCCGATGGTTTTCCATCCCTGGAGCATCGTGGCAGGCTCAGACATCAGCCTCGCCATATCGATCGACTCGAGCATGCCGTCCATGACACGTTTGCGCGTCATCTGTGCCTCTTCCTGGTACTGGGCCTCGTACTGTGCCTTGAGCGCAAGGACATTCGGCATCCTGACCATCCGGTAGGCGATGCTGGCGCTGTCGTTGTACCCAGCTTTGACGCTGGCACTGGTGATCGACTCACCTTGCGCCCAGAACTTGACGAACGCCTTCTGCTTATCGGTGAGCGGCTTGTCGACGTCGATTTCCGCAGCGCTCTCGGCTGATGCCGTGGACCTCCCCCTCGTTCTGGCAACGTCCAGCCCCCTGCCCGAGTTGTTACCTCGGACTTGGCGTCTGGTCTTTGGGGTCATGTCTTCGCGCTTGGCGGAGATGGCCATGGACTCGGGACGGGTTGAACGGGCGGTCATTTGATTATTCTAACTTAGAGGTTAGGTCGAAGGGTTTGCTACTGAAAGGGGAGTGCTAAGTTTTGCTTGGCGGATTTTCTGAAAATTTTTAGAAATACGGTCTCGTGGGTCCCTCCCCTGGGGGTCGAAAGAGACGTAGGCCCTTCGGATTCGCATCTCACCCCAGGGGATAGGGGTCCCAAAGCCTCGTGCCTCGGCTTTGTCAGTCATCTCTTGTGGTTCATTTCATTCAACCCACCAGGAGCCCATCATGGCCAAGTCCAAAGCCCTCATCGCAGCTGAACTCAAGATCGCTGCACTCGAAGCCCGTCTCGTGGTAGCTACCACAGTGTTCAAAGCACAGCGTGCCACCATCCGTGAGCTGGAAGCCAAGCTGGCGACACGCGGCTGCGTGGCCACCACCACCGTGCCTGCTGCGCACACCATCGCCCCGATCGTGACGCGCTACACCGACCGCTTCGGTGTCACCTTTCAAAAGACCCGCATCGGCAACCGTACTACCACCATTCAGGTGTCAGCATGAACGCCGCGCGTGGCAGCTACGACCGTAGCGACCGTGCCCACGAGCACGACATGGCCATGCTGCGCGCAGAGCAACTGCGCGAAGACTGTGGCTGCGATCAAGGCGACTTGGACGAACTTGCTGAGTCCGACGAGCAAGCTGAGCGCAACGCTGAGGGTACGTACGACCACGACGAGCCCACCGAGTGGGAACTCGACGCTTACTACGAGCAACAGGACGACCAAGTCCGTGCTTACAACAACTAAGGAGGGCACACCATGTCTAAAAACCGTTTCCTCGACCTGCTCGACACCGCCTTCTGGCTTGCCTGCAACATCATCGTTTGGGCTTGCATCGGCGTCATGCTCGCACTCGGTGCCTGAGTCCTTCAACTCTGCGCTCTAACTAAGAGCGCAGCCTGAAGCACTTCGCTTCATCACACTAACCAAGGAGCCTATCATGGCAACACGCAAACAAACTATCTCCGCAACTCCGTTCGTCGAATCCACTGCTACTGAATCTGTAGCACCTGAATTCACACTCGACTGGAAGACGCTGCTCATTGGCACAGCCAGTTGGAAGCGCTTCATCGCAGCCACCCTGGTCAGCCTCGCTGTCTCCATCGGTGCTGGCTACATCGGCGGCATCCTCGTTGTCGCACTCACCGTCAGCGCTGAGGTGCTGACCGGCTCAGCTTTCTTGGGCACTGTCGTCATGTGCATCGCATTCCTTGCTGCCTGGTACGCCAGCTATCGTCTCTCGATGGCGGCTTACCGCAAGGTCATGGATGAAAGCGTTGACCGCTACGCAGCATCAGCGTACAACTGGGCAACTAGCTTGTTTACAACTACTTCGAAGGTGACATCATGATCGAGCAAGGCATCGTTGTCGGCATCGCGCTACTCGTCTCTTTGTCCAAAATGAACTGGCGTTGGCGCATGCACGTTATATCAAATCCGTTATTAGTAGACGCTTTGATATTCGCTTTACTTATGATTTTGCATTGGGGAACCTTCTCTGGTGGCATGGTCGCAACCTTCGGTGCCATGACGTGCTCACTGACCCTATCAGGAGCCCGCTGGCTGTACGGCCACATCGAGGATGGTACCTACGTACCAGGCTACTTCGATGTGCGCTCTAAGCTCGTTTAAACGAACCGCACCTATTTGGTGCATAAGGCAAACTTATGAAGCTGCCACCCACCTGGCTCCTGCTCGCCATCAATGCGATCCTCCTGATCGTACTGATCGCTGAGCACCTGTAACTCTCCATTAACCCGACATAGCCCGGTGCCTAGTAACAGGTGACTGGGCTTTCGTCATGTCTGAAAGAACATCATGGCTACCACTCACACTCTCACCCTCTATGAAATCGGCAACGCTCTCTATCGTGCGGGGCTACTTGCTGAGTACGAAGCTCTCAAAGGCTACGCGATTGAACGCAGCGAATTGCTGTCAGCTAAACCAACTACGCCTGAACTCGAAGACCAGTGTTACGAGGATGCATGCATCGAAGCTGCTGAACTCGTAGGTCCCAACTCACACGAGAACGAAGGTCTCGTTGAGTCCATCAGTGAACGCTTGTACGCAGCACACTCAGCCTCCTTCGTCGGCTGAGTCAGTCATCCCTTAGTCTTTAACTCATCGAAAGCTTCCCATGTCCACACAACTCTACCTCGCTGAAGACAAACCCTTCATCATGGAATTCGACTCTGACATCCCAGAGACTGAATACTCCCGCGAAGCTGGCTGGGGCATTGACCCCATGGCAGCACTCATCGCCAAGCAGGAACTCGAGCGCGATGAACTCATGGTCTACCTGGCTGAGCACACGCACTGACATCTAACATCTAAGTTAGCTTCACATTGGGCAGCTGGTCTGCCTAATCCGAAGCGCACTCCCGCGTCTTCATCACTCCAACCAACTGAAAGTTCACCATGACTACATCCGTCGCTCAAGCCCTGTCCACCGCTGGTATCACCGTGAAAGCCAAACGTGTTCGCAAGATCGCATCCCCAACCACCCAAAAGGAAACCACCATGAAAGCTCCTCACACAGTCCCCACTGGCACCATGACCGCACTTGCTGCTGCAATGCCCAAAGAGATCACATCCGGCACCACGTTCTTTGACCCAATCGACTTGCTCGAAGACAAACTCGGTCACCAACCCAACCTGCGCAGCCGTGTGCTGGAATCCATGGCATGGATGATGGACGCATCCTGCATCAGCCAGGCACGCAGCGTTTTGTTCACACGCTACAGCGAAGATGAAATTGTCCATAACAACGACATCGATTTCAAAGGCTTCTGCCAAACTGTTGCTGAATACATCGATCATCCATCCCTGTATGAGCAAGAAGGCCCAGAAGCTACCCTCGCCATGTTGCTGGCACTGCGCAATCACTGGCACGATGCTGCAGCCAACGCTGCCTCTGCTGACGACCGTGATTACAAGTCCAAATCTCTGCGTGAGCAAATGGAAGCCGAGAAGGTCAAAGCTGCAGACATTGGCACACGTGTCAACTATCGCAAGATCGCTGACCTTGAAGCACGTGGTGATTCAGCTAAAGCCGAACGCCTCTACGCTTCATACATGGAAGCTGATGCACTGTCCCAAACGCAACGTGTCGAAGGCAACAAATCCCTCATGCCCACCATCCTCGAGATCCTGCACGTAGCCAACCGCTATGCTGTCGAGTCCTCGCGCTTTGATGAACTGCCACTGACCAAACAACGTCAGCTCACCACCTTTGCCGTGGGTGCTATCGACCGGTCACGTACTGACATTGCTAAACGCCTCAACCGTCAGCCCATCGCCTTCGGTCATCTGGCTGAAGATGCCTTTGAAGCCACTGAGGCTTTGAACAAAGTGATCGTGCAAAAGTACAACGATGTGGGTGAACTCGAGAACGTGCGTTCACAAGTCGCCATCGACATCGGCCGTAGCGAGAAGCGCAAAGCCGCTTGCTTCATCGACTAACCACTTGCGTGGGCCTTCGGGCTCACGCTTGCTATCATTTTAGGGGCCAGAAAACGGACTACAGAATTCACACATTCTGATTTTGAAACTCCTACTAGGAATCACTACTACCTATTACACTATATATATCTAATCTTAATTTAAGAAGTGTAATATGTATATAGTGTAATAAGTAGAGCTAGAAGGGTTGTAGAGGGACTTTTGATTACGATATTTACACCGGTCTTTTGTCTAAAATAGACGTTTTGCACCACTTGGATATGAAGCATGAAAACTACCTTTTTGATAGCAGATTTACCCCTTACCAAGAGCTATACAAAGCATAGCGACGGAACGATTGAAAAAACCAGTTATCCGAACGTCTGGCAAGTCAGCAGTGTCGAAGAAAATGTTTCGACACTGGAAGAATTCGAAGCTGCCATCAACAAGCATGCAGCTCTCGGTCACTGTCTGCTCAAAGGCAACGTGCTGCGTCCGCTCACCAACGAGTCACGCAAAGATTCCACCGACCGCAACGCCACCACTGAGTTCCTCTGTCTCGACATCGATGGCATTGAACCCACCTTCATCCTCGACCCTGCTTACCCACCGATGGCAGTCACCACCGACACCATCCTCGAAGCACTTGGCTTGAAAGATGTCTCTTATATAGTGCAGTGGTCCGGCTCCATGGGCATCGGCAACAACACACTGCGCTGCCACATCTTCATCATGCTGGCCAAGCCCGTGTCCGCACCACTCATCAAACAGTGGCTGATCCAGAAGAATCACGAAGTCGCCATTCTGCGTGAGCACCAAGGGCTCACCAAAACCGGCAACTCTCTCACGTGGGGCTTGGACATCACAGCATGCCAAGCTGACAAGCTGATCTACATTGCTCCACCCACGCTCAAAGGAATCAAGAATCCACTGGGCCGTACCCCACGTATCAGTCTCATATCTAAGAAAGACGAAACCTATGACCTCACAGGCAAGATCAACAGCACTGATCAAAACCGAGCGCTCAC